ACGGTGGCACATTTGAAATGTACGATGTACTAAGCGAAGCACAAAAGTAATTTAACCAAAAAGTGTTAAAAGGCCAGTCATAGGTTGACTGGCTTTTTTTATGACTATATAATAGTTCTATAGGAGATAATTTATGTCTACAAGAATGTATGGTCCGGAAGAAAAAGCAAAACTAGAGCGATTAATCAACGAAGGCTCAAATGTATTACGTGAGTTAGAAGATCTCCAAGAGGGTCTCAAAGAAACTGTCAAAGCTGTCGCAGAAGAACTACAAATTAAACCCAGCATCATCAACAAAGCAATTAAGATCGCACACAAAGATAACTGGAAAGACCACGAACAAGAATGGAATGACATTGAAATGATTCTCGGTGTCACTAAAAGACTTCCTGAATGATTGAACTGTTAAAACCCACTTTTGACTGGATACGAGATGACTGGCGATCAAATAAGTTTAGATTCTGCGTTGAGGTCCTGGCTTGGGCAATCTCGATTGGTTGCGCAATTACTATGGCAGCAACTGTTCCAAATCCGCCTCTATTGGTACTCTATCCTATTTGGATTACTGGTTGTGCCATGTATGCTTGGGCTAGTTATACTCGGAAATCGTTTGGCATGTTGGCTAACTATATCTTGTTAACAACCATAGATACTGTTGGCCTTATCAGGATGCTATAAATATATCGTAGAAGGTAGGCGTGGCCATAAACCGCACAATTGGTATTTGCAAGCCGTAAATTGCATAGGAGAATAAATTGAGTTATGTAGACGCTTTCTATGATAGAGAGCAGGATGTAATCAATGTGGTTGAACGTGATGATAAAGGTCAACGACATTACAAAGAATATCCTGCTAAACATCTATTTTATTATCAAGACCCCCGCGGCAAGTTTCAATCAATCAAAGGCGAACCTTTAACACGAGTATCAAGTAGAAACGTTAAAGAGCATCGCAAAGAGCTGGCTATACACAGCAATAAAAAATTATATGAATCAGACATCAATCCTATCTATCGATGTCTTGAAGATCAATATCTTAATGTAGACGCACCCAAACTCAACATAGCATTCTTCGATATTGAAGTAGACTTCGATCCAGAACGTGGCTACGCATCACCAGAAGATGCGTTCATGCCAATTACTGCTATTGCTGTGTATCTGCAATGGATGGAGACCATGATATGTCTAGCTATTCCGCCTAAGACCCTGTCTATGGAAGAAGCCAAGCGACACGTTGAAGACTTCCCTAATACCATGCTGTTTGACAACGAAGCAGACATGTTGGATACATTCTTAAACTTGATCGAAGACGCAGATGTGTTAAGTGGATGGAACTCGGAAGGTTTCGATATTCCCTATACTGTAAATCGTGTTGTGAAAGTCTTAAGCAAAGATGACACACGTAGATTTTGTCTATGGGGACAGTATCCTAAAAAACGTGAGTATGAAAAGTACGGCAAGACTGCGATAACATATGACCTTATCGGTCGTGTACACTTGGACAGTCTTGAATTGTATCGCAAGTACACTTATGAAGAACGACACACTTATCGATTAGATGCCATCGGTGAAATGGAGATTGGTGAGAATAAAACAGTCTACGAGGGCACATTGGATCAGTTGTATAACAATGACTTTAAACGATTCATTGAGTACAACAGGCAAGACTGTGCGTTGTTGGACAAACTAGATAAAAAACTTAAATTCTTAGACCTCGCTAATAAGATTGCACACGAAAACACAGTGCTGTTAGCAACCACTATGGGTGCAGTTGCAGTAACTGAGCAGGCGATCATCAACGAAGCTCATCGAAGAGGAATGATTGTTCCTAATAGAAAGAAAGCTGAAGAGCATACAGAAACACAAGCAGCAGGTGCGTATGTTGCTTATCCAAAGAAAGGTATACATGAGTGGATTGGCTCTCTTGACATTAATAGTCTCTATCCTAGTGCTATTCGGGCTTTAAATATGGGTCCAGAAACCATCGTTGGTCAATTACGACAGGATGGTACTAAGGATTATATCGCAGCCGAGATGGCCAAAGGCAAAAGTTTCGCGGCTGCATGGGAAGGTATATTTGGAAGTTTAGAATATACCGCGGTGATGAGCAAAGATGTTGCTCGAGAAATTACCATCGATTGGGAAGGTGGTGGGTCTGATACATTAAGTGCTGCACAAATCTACGATCTCATATTTGAAAGCAATCAACCTTGGGTCATTAGTGCTAATGGCACTATCTTTACCTATGAGACTGAAGGAGTTATTTCAGGATTACTAGCTCGTTGGTACAAAGAGCGTAAAGAAATGCAGGCCAAACTGCGAGAATGTATTGCAGCTGGTAATAAAATTGAAGAAGAATACTGGGACAAGCGTCAGTTAGTTAAGAAGATTTTGCTTAACAGCTTATATGGTGCTATCCTTAACGTGGGCTGTAGATTCTTTGATAACAGAATCGGACAGAGCACAACTCTTACTGGTAGACAAGTTGCCAAACACATGGCAAGTAAAGTGAATGAAATCGTTACAGGAGAATATGATCACATAGGTAAAGCTATTATCTATGGCGATACAGACTCTTGCTATTTTTCTGCATACAAAACATTAAAGAAAGACATTGACAATGGAACATTGCCCTGGTCAAAAGAATCTGTTGTTGAACTTTATGATACTATAGGAGAAGAAGTAAATGGAACATTCGTTAAATTCATGCAAGATGCATTCCACTGCCCAAAGGGGAGAGGAGAGGTCATCAAAGCAGGTCGCGAAATTGTTGCAAGCAAAGGACTCTTCATTACCAAGAAGCGATACGCAGTCCTCTACTACGACAAAGAAGGCAAGCGATCAGATGTCGATGGAAAACCGGGAAAGATTAAAGCGATGGGGCTTGACCTCAAGCGTTCAGATACCCCGGTTGTTATACAGGACTTCTTGAGCGAAGTATTAACTCGTGTTCTAAATGGTGCTGAAAAAGAAGAAGTATTGGAATATATCACTAATTTCCGTACAGAATTCAAAACAAGACCGGGTTGGGAGAAAGGTTCGCCTAAACGTGCCAACAACATCACCGAATATGCAGCCAAAGAAAAGAAAGCAGGCAAGACCAACATGCCCGGACACGTTCGTGCAAGTCTTAACTGGAATACTTTGAAGCGTATGATGGATGACAAATATTCTATGAACATAGTCGATGGCATGAAAGTCATTGTCTGTAAAATCAAAGATAATCCTATGGGGTATACATCGGTGGCATATCCAGTGGATGAACTTAGACTGCCTCAGTGGTTTAAAGATATGCCGTTCAACGACGGCGAAATGGAGACCACTGTGATAGATGAGAAGTTAGGAAACCTAATTGGTGTTTTGGAATGGGACATCAGTTCGACTAGGTCAGATAATACATTCGGCAAATTGTTTGATTTTGAGTGATTTAAGCCTTGCTTTTTCACGCAGATCTAAATATAATCTTAATATACAGGAGAATTTTCAATGAAAGATATTTTACAAGACATCGTTAGTCATACACAGAACTTAGGTTTTTTGACAACGGTAAAAATTACAGGCACAGATCAAAAAACCTTAATTAACTCTATGGCTGATGATCGATCGGTTATCATGGAGGCAGAAACAAATGCACCATACGTAGATATGATTGGCGTTTTCGGTATGCCACAACTTAACAAGTTGAAATACTTGTTGGATGGTAATGAGTACAAAGACGATGCTAAGATCAGTATTACCACTGCCGAACGCAATGGAGAAACATTGCCAGTTGGTATCCACTTTGAAAACAAAGACGGCGACTTTAAAAACGACTATCGTTTTATGAACACAGAAATCATCAATGAAAAGATGAAGACTGTTAAGTTCCGCGGTGTTAAGTGGGACGTTGAAGTTGAGCCTAGCGTTGCCGCAGTACAACGTTTCAACTTCCAAGCAGGTGCTAACAACGAACACCCAACGTTCCTTGCTAAAACAGACGGTGGCAATTTGAAGTTTATCTTTGGTGATGCTAGCACACACGGTGGCGAGTTTATCTTTGCGATGGGTGTTAGTGGTAAGTTGGATCGTGGTTGGACTTGGCCAGTGTTGCCAATCTTGAGTATTCTTAAGATTGCAGATGTCAACAATACAAAGATGAGTTTGTCAAACGAAGGTGCTATTCAGATCACCCTTGACAGTGGCCTTGCTACTTACAAATATATTATTCCAGCGCAGGCAGCTTAATGATCAAAGGTCTACAGGGTATTACGGGCATTACGGTCAGTGGCGGAAACACCGCCCTACCGTATGTCGGCCCAAACTCCAATAACCCAATGACGGGTATGCTTCGCATTAACGGCACAGAGATGGAAGTGTTTAACGGTAGCAGTTGGCAAATGCTATCTACTAGCTATGCCACTGTAGGGCTAGATCAAGGTGTATTAGATATCATACAATGGGCACGTATACAACGTGATCAAGAAAGCGAGTGGTACAAACTAGCATCTTCAAATGAAGCTGTACGTATCGCTCTAGATCAATTAGAACAGGCAAAAACAAGAGTAGAACTTACAGCAATTTTAGCGAGAGACTATGAGCAAACAACCAGTTAACCTAACACCATTACAAAAGGACTATGCGGTGTATCTTCCCGCAATTAGTTCTTTCTATTCCACATATATAGCAAAACAACGATTAGAAGAGTTCGTACCTAAAGACCGTATTCCCAAAGGGTTCGATCGAGGCATCGAAGGCATGAACTTCTTAAACGCAGATCAAGGCTACTTTACCTACAAATATGGTTTGTATTCGGCAGGTCATGCACAACTTGACTTAGAAAAATCAATGATTCAAGAGTCAATGATCCAAGATCGTGATAGACCCAACACAATGATCTTAGGAGACTCCGGTGGTTATCAAATCGGTAAAGGTGTTCTTAAGTTTGACTGGTTAAATTTTGAAGGTCCAGAAGCTAACAAGACTCGTAAAAAGATTCTCGAATGGTTAGAGTTAACTGCTGACTGGTCAATGATGCTAGACGTTCCTACATGGGCCTGTGATCACATTCATAGTCCTAAGACTGGATTGAAAACCTTCGAAGACTGTCTAGATAAAACTCGTTTTAATAACGATTACTTCTTGCAAAATCGACTAGGTCAAACTAAATGGCTCAATGTCTTACAGGGTTCAGACTGGGATACCGCAGAGAAATGGTACGAAGGTGTTAAAGAATTTAGCGACCCCAAAGGCAAGTATGCTGGCAAGGAAGCAGAAGGTTGGGCATTTGGTGGTGCTAATATGTGTAAGATGGACATCACACTCAAGCGTCTAATGACTATGCGTGATGAAGGTATGCTTACAGGCAAAAACTGGATTCACTTCTTAGGCACAGCACAATTAGATTGGTCATGTTATCTAACACAGATTCAAAGACAACTACGCAAGCATATCAATCCAGAACTTACAATCAGCTTTGACTGTGCATCACCGTTTATTGCTACCGCTCACGGTCTTGTTTACACAAACGCACAACATACCAACAAGCGTTGGTCAGTAATCATGGACAAGGCTCCAGATAATAAAGCACTTGCTGGCAGTGATATTCCGTTTCCGTTTGAAAGCGAATTCTCTAGTAGACTAACTATGGGAGATATTGCTTATTATGACTATGGTGTAAGAAAGAGTGATCAAGAATTAGATGGTAAGAAATTTGATCATTTAAATCCAGATCATTACACAGTAGTTCCAAAGTTGAATAAACTAGGAAAGATTCCAAATAAAACCAGTTGGGATTCGTTTGCCTATGCACTAATGATGGGACATAACGTAGAATGTCATATCAAAGCCGTACAACGTGCTCAACAATTAATGGATATCGAATGTGCTAGATTTAAACCAGATTGGCGAATGAAGAGCATTGAAGGTAAGAAAGAAATTGAATTTAGCGATTGGGTTCCAAACAAGATTCTTTACTTTGGTACATTCGTCGAAGAACTATTTAATACTAAAACTAAAGCAGAAGCATTTGACATGATCGAGACTGCTGGACAGTTCTTGAAGTCATTAGAAGGTGCTCGGCTGCAAGGGGGGCCTGCTGCTAACACATTCGGTAGCTTATTTGATTTTGATGATGGTAAAAAAGCTGGTGAGATTGACTTTGCAAATCCGGATGACGATGACCTAAATAGTCTTGTAGCTGAATAAGGAGTTGTTATGTACGAGAACAGAATTAAACATTTAGAAGAAGCACATCGTGCTTTGGATAAACAAATTGACAATTTAGAAAAAAATGGTTTATTTGAAGACCTAAAACTAGAAGAATTGAAGAAACAACGGTTGCGTTTAAAGGACGATATTGTTATACTTAAACATAAGCAACAAATACTGAACGGATAATATGTTTTTAAACAGAAACGACATCGAAAAAATACAAGAGGTGCTGTCTAAGTTTCCCGACTTAGATGTCTTTGAACTTAAACAAGACTCTAGCAGCGGTATTGGATCAATCGTATCTATAACATTTGCTAGAGAAGTTAACAATGTTCGTGGCTCTTTTGAAATTGAAATATCTGGCGTGGAGAATTGGTAATGTATAAAGAAAGCCAATACGAACAGTTTGCAAAATCAATGGAAGAACGTTTTCCAAAAATGTTTGAAGGCAAGTACGGCGGCTTTGCGGTTGGATCAGGTTGGTGGCTAATCTTAGAGTCGCTGTGCGCTGATATTCAGAATCATATCGATTGGAAAGAAAAACAAGGGCAAGCTATACCTCAAGTCGTTATAGAACAGATCAAGGAAAAATTCGGCGGTCTTCGTTTCTATCATCAAGGTGGTGATGATACTACTAGTGGAATGATCACTATGGCAGAGACATGGGCCAGTGTATCGTGTGAAGAATGCGGTGCTCCCGGTAAAAGGACCAGCGGTGGCTGGATTAAAACTCTCTGTGATTTTCATATCGCAGAACGCGAGGCTACAAGAGCCGAGGAAATGCGCAAAAGTGGATTCGAAGAATAAATGCACGACCTGTGGTCAAGAAATACGAGCTGATTGTGAATGGCACCAAGGACGCTGTCCGCATCGTACTCCCTACCTAACGGAATATCATTTTAGATATTTCAATCTTATTAACACTATCAAAAAGTTTTTTAAAAAATGAAAAGAGAATATCAAACCGGTACCTCCGAAGATATTACACTATTTGTGGGGATCGAAATTGAAAAAACTCCTGCATACGGTTTAAAAACATTATTTGTCGTTGGCGTATTAAACGAACAGGTAATTACAGAGGTTGCTAGAAATAATAATTGCACACACATCTATTTTGGTGCTAATCAAAGTTTTTCTACCGATGGAGTCAACGATGCTAAGACATGGTCGGCTTGGGAGAACATGATTCGCTATTGTTTAGAAAATGGTTTCTGGTGTACCTTAGATTTAGATGTACGTGAAGTTGAAGGCCTATTAGAAAGCTTTCTAGTTGAGCATAGGAAGTTTATTCCGCAGATTTCGGTTAAACTGCCCTATTTACAACAGCTAGGATATAATGCTACAATTAAGCTAGACGACAAAGACTTTGCAGCAACTAATCACGGAGTGTGGTGCCATAACCTCCATGACCTACTTGGTAGAGATAAGTTTACCAGTTGGGATCAATATGGTAAAGACGAGATTATAAAATGAGCGGTGGATATGCAGTAGCATCGACATTAAAGGTTCCAAGACGACATCGAGGAACAATTGGTGCAAATCAAATTAAACGTGCAAGATATACAGTAGAAGAAAAGAAACCAATGAAACTAACATTTAAACAACGAATTCGTAACTGGCTTTTACAAGACAACGACGATGCTGAGATGACGTATGCAGTGGAAGATTGCGAAGGCCCAAATATTCAATCACAGGGATTTCGATTGAATGTTTATGGTGCCAGCGGCGGTACAATTATTGAAACTACCAAGTACGATCGCAAGAACGACGACAATCGTCATAGTCTGCACGTAGTCACTGAAGACAAAGACCTCGGTGAAGAACTAGCAAAAATTATCACAGTGGAGAGTTTGAGATGAGACACGACAGTTTAAAAATTAAATCATTTGTAGTTAAAGAAAATGCCGGATTCAGAGTGCGTGTAGAGTCGTGGGAAGTTATTAATCCCAAGGGATTGTATAACGTTGACTTTATACAAGAATCATTAGATAAAGATGGTAAAGTAGATCACGCTAGCACATATAACTTTCATATGAGCAAAGACGAAA